CGTCCACCTTTGGTTCCTGCTTTTACTGATGCTACGATTGTTGCCCGTAGTGATGGTTTTGTGTAACCCATTATTTTGTGGGTTTAGGGAACTCACCCCAACTAGGTCCACCCATGCCTTGTTTTTTGGATTTAACTGGTGTCGGTTTACGGCGTTTAGATTGGTCCACCTTAGGTGTAGGACGTTTTCTTTTAGCCATCTTAGGGTTTGTGTAGACGTAAGGTAAACCTGCTTCGTCTTCGTTCCATGTTGACGGACTCATTTTTGCTTTAGCCCTGTCACGTTCATATTGACGTTTACCTTCAGGGGTGTACGCATAGTGTTTAACTTTGCCACCCATACTCAATTTTGGCATAATAATCCTTTTTGTCTTTGCTGCACAGTTATATTAGTATTGTCCTTAAATCGCCACCCTAAGGGGTGGCTATCTAACGGTCAGGCACTGACCCCCCTCAGTCCCCCCTACTAAAAAGAGTGCTGTTCCCTAATGGGAATAATTCTCATTATCTGGTTACAGCCGAGACAGCAACAGGGTTTCATCTAAAATGTTACATGATTGTTACATAAATGTTACACAAATGTTACAAAGATTTAACATTCCCGTAACAATTAGGAACAGGTAACTCTATTGTGATGACGGAATTATTGGATGCCCGACAACAAAAATTTTTAGACTGGCTATGTACACCTAGTGTCGCTCGTGTCCCTTCTTCTCAAGAGAAGTATGCTCACGCTGAGGATATTGATGAGTCTACGTTGCGTAGGTGGAAGAAGAAACCTGCTTTTAAGGCTGCTTGGGAGAGGCGTGTTGCGGAGTCTCAGGGGAGTCCTGAGCGGACTCAGCAGTTGTTGGATAATTTGTTTCAACGTGCTTTGGATGGTGATAACAATAGTGCTAAGTTGTATCTTCAGGCTACTGGGCGGCTTGCGCCTGTTCAGTTGCAGGTTGAACATTCTGGTAAAGTTTCGGAGTTGTCGGATGCGCAGTTGGCTGAGTTGATTGCGGCTTCTGCCGCCAGTGAGCAGCAGTTGCGTTTGGATTCAGCAAAGACAGTAGGGGGTTATGGCTACAACTAATGATGCGATGTATGTTGCGTTAAAGGCGCAATATCCTACTTTGTCTACTTTGGGCGATTTAATGTACGCCTTTGCTCTGGATAACGGCTACAACTTTCGCAATACCCTTGGTTATGATTTTTATGTTGCTACTGGGGCTGTTGGTACTACTCGTGCTGATTTGGCTAATTCGTATTGGAATGACCCAGATTTTGCTGTTTTTAACTTAGAACAGGAAGATGGAACAGATTTCCTATTAGAAGACGGTGGTTTTATTTTGATGGAGATTGGCAATGGCTGATAAAAAGATAACACAACTTGATGCTTTAACTGAGTTGGCTTCAGGTGATTTGTTTGTTGTTGTAGACAGCGTTGACGGTACTCCTATTAGCAAGAAGATTACGGCTGCTAATGTGGCTAGTTATATCAACAGTCTTGTCGCTGCTGGAGTTACCACTTTGGATGGTTTAGATGATGTCACAATAACGTCCGCTTCCAGCGGACAGTTGTTGTCATATAACGGTTCAGCATGGGTAAATAGCACACCTGTGGCGGCTTATAACCCTGTTGAAGGTGCAGTATTCTCGTAGGGAACGATTTAACTACTTATTAGGAGATAACACATGGCAACATTCACGAAACTAGCGTTACAACCAGCAGGCACTACAGGTGACGGTCTTGGTATTACTGTTGCTGCTACCTCAACTGCAGGTACAGCAATTCACACAGCCTCAACAACCGCTACCACAATTGATGAATTGTGGTTATATGCAGCGAACATTCATTCTTCGGCAGTTACTTTGACTGTTGAGTTCGGTGGCGTATCTACAACAAAAGACTTAATTCAGCAATCTATCCCAGCAACACCTAGCGGTCTTGTTCTTGTTTGTGCTGGTCTAGTCATTCAGGGTAACGCTACGGCAAAGGTTGTTCGTGCGTTTGCTAGTACGGGAAGCAAGATTGAGATTTTTGGTTTTGTAAACAGAATTACGGTTTAAGGTTTAACCATGTCTAGATATGGTCAACGCACACAATTTTATGACAAAAATGTATCTAACTGGGGTAAACAGTCTAGCACTTTAACATTATCTGGTGGTCAAGAGACTGTTACTGTTGGTGGATATCAATATATTGTATTCAATACATCAGGTAACTTAATTGTTTCGCCAAGAAGTTATGGAGTTGTTGAAGTTTTAACTGTAGGCGGTGGCGGTAGTGGTGTTGGCTATAGCGGTGCTGGTGGTGGTGGAGCAGAAATAGATTATTGGACTAGTTGTGTAATAACCACTAATGTTGTTGTAACTATTGGTGCGGGTGGTGTTGCTGGAGCAACTGGCACGACTGGCAGCAACGGTGGTTCAACATCTTTCGGTGATTTTATTACCACCCTAGGCGGTGGTTCTGGTGGTGTTCAGTACACTGCTGGTATAACAGGTGGTTCGTCAGGTGGTGGTGGTGGTGGTGCAATTACTACCAGCCCAGCGGGAACTGGCAACAACACTAATGCGGGTGGTAGTGGGCGACATCTTACTTCTGGCGGTGGCGGCGGTGGTGCAAGCGGCGCAGGAACAGATTCAAACGTCGCTATTGGCGGTACTCCTTCTGGTCAGGCTGGTTCTGGCGGTGCTGGATTATTGATGTCCACAATAGACGCTAATTTAACTGCTGCAAATTTTCCAACAACAATGGCGGGTATGACTCGTTTTTCGGCGGGTGGCGGCGGCGGTCAATCACAAAACTACGGTGGCTCCCCAACTAGAGGTTTAGGTGGTACTGGTGGCGGTGGCAATGGTGGTCAAGGTCCAAACTCGGTCCAAGGAAGCGCTGGAACATCTTACGGTTCTGGCGGTGGCGGTAATGGCTATGACAATAACGGTGCTTTAGGAAACGGTTACAATGGTTTTAAAGGTCTATGTGTTGTGAGGTTTTTAATACCATGAAAAATTTTGCTCAAATTTTTGGGAATTTTGTTGTAAACACTATTGTTGCCGAACAAAGTTATATTGATTCGCTTGCAAATAGCGACCAATTTGTTGAATTTGATGAAACAAATCCAGCGGGAATTGGATATACATATAACAGTGCAACCAAACTATTTTCCCCACCCGTGTTTGTAGAACCTGTTGAGCCGTAGATGTGGGTCGCAATTTAACTAGGTGGCTGATACCAATATCAGCAATCATTCTGATGACAAGCGCATGTGAAATTACACGCACAAATACCGTAGCCAAAATAAGGGTAAAAAATATGACATTAAATTCATGTTCCGTGCCTGACAGATGTGATGTATTGCCGTGAAACGATACAACTCAGAAGAACTACACACACGCATGATTGTCACTGTGGGCATATTGCTTGCAATAGTTTTTAGTACAATAGTTATAGGATTTACTTTTGGATTGCTGTTTATTTCGCAGCCTGCCGAACAGAGTCCCAATGACGCCAGTTTCATAGATTTAATGTCCACTATTGTTGTATTTTTAACTGGCACATTGTCAGGAATTGTTGCATCTAGTAACATAAAGAATAAACCAAAAGGAGAACAAAATGATAGTAAGTAAGCAGCAAAAAGCGATGTTCCAATCATATTTGCGTAGTTGTCTGGCAGCAGTTCTGGCTGTCGTTGCTACAGGTAATTATGACCCAACAGATATTGGTAAGGCGTTGTTGGCGGCTGCTTTGCCGCCGCTTATGCGTTGGGCTAATCCAAACGATAAGGCGTTTGGTCGCAAACCATAATCATTATGAAATATCCTGTTGTTGCTATAAAGTTTTGTAGCCACATCAAAGGCAAAAAACCTAGTGAGATTACTAATGATGTTTTGCGTAAATGTTCTGGTGGTGGCAAAATGGAGTTATGTGCTGCTGATGCGTGGGATGCGATGGTTGCCGCCGCTGCTGCGGACGGCATCACACTAAAACCCACCAGCCTAGGTGACCAGTTTCGTAGTATTGACCAGCAGAAGGCTGGTTTTTTGCAACGTTATCAAAAGGAACCTGTAACAAATTCTAGTAGCCGTACTTGGAATCGTCAAAAATGGTGGCTTAAAAAAGGTTTTGCACCTTTGGCTGCGCCAAATGATGACCCCAAGAACTGTAGTCGCCATATGCTAGGGTTGGCTGTTGATGTTGCTAACGCTAATGGTAAAATATTAGAATGGCTGTTAAACAACGAAGACAAGTTTGGGTTTAGCCACGAAGTTCAGTCTGAACCTTGGCATATTCGTTATGTTGCTGGGGATGATGTTCCTGTAGCGGTGAAAGAATTTTTGCAATAATCTAAATAACAATCTGTTAGGATGGTGTTATGCGTAAATGGTTTATATCCATTATTGTTGCATGTCTAATTATGCCAATTGCCCATGTCCATGCTGTGTCTAAGGAGTTGGTTGGTAAATGTGGGCATTGGTTGGATGATGCTTTAGATGTGGGTTGGTCTAGGTCTGATTTATCTAAATTAGATTATATTATGTGGCGTGAGTCACGTTGTTTTCCCAAAGTGTTTAATTTTTCTGACCCAAATGGTGGTTCTGGTGGGTTGTTGCAAATTAATCAATTTTGGTGTTTGCCTAATAAATATAATCCTAGTGGATGGTTGCAATCTCAAGGTGTTTTAAGTTCGTGTAAAGAGTTATTAAATCCTAAAGTAAATTTACAGGCTGGTTTGGCTATTTTTGAATACTCTAAAGAACGAAACAGTAATGGTTGGCAGCCTTGGGGTAAATAATGGAATTAAATGAACTATTAAACGAAGCAGAGTTTCGTAAGTGTCGTGGACCTGAAAATGCCAGTGTTGATGAACAGTTGGTTGCGTTTTCTTATTTTTGTGAAAAGTATTGGTTTGTAAAACATCCACAAAAGGGACGTATTTTGTTTAAGTTGCGTTCAGCGCAAACCGAAACTGTTAAAACTTGGATGAGTGAACGTTACAGTATTGTGCTAAAGGCTCGTCAGATTGGTTTTAGTACGTTGGCTGCTGCCTACAGTTTTTGGTTAGCATATTTTTTTGCTGACCGTTTTATTGTTATGTTAAGCCGTACTGAACGTGAGTCTGTGAAGTTGTTGTCTAAGGCTAAATATGGTTATAGATTTTTACCACAGTGGTTTAAGTTGCGTGGTCCGCAACAAATTACCGAACATCAATTAAAGATGGTATTTGATAACGAATCCGCTATAGAGTCGTTGCCGTCTAGTAATGACCCTGCTCGTGGTGAGTCTGTGTATTTGGTTATTGTTGACGAGTGGGCGTTTTTACCTAATGCTGAGGAAGCGTGGGCTTCTATTGAACCTGTTACGGACGTTGGTGGTCGTGTGATTGGTTTGTCTACTGCTAACGGTTCAGGTAATTTTTATCACGAGTTGTGGGTTGGTTCTCAAACTAACGCCAACAAATTTAAAGGCATCTTTTTTCCTTGGTCTGCGGACGGTGAACGTAACCAAGATTGGTATGATGCCAAAGCGGCAAACATGCACCCTTGGCAACTACACCAAGAGTATCCAACATTCCCCGAAGAAGCATTTATCAAGTCGGGTAATCCTGTTTTTGATATTCAAATGTTGGATGATATGTCTGTTGTGGAACCTAGTCGTGGGTATTATCATTTGTATTCTGATGGTAATGGCGAGTTTCGTTATTCCGATAACGGCGAGTTGCATGTTTGGGCTTTTCCACAAAAAGAATCTGTTTACGTAATTGGCGCTGACGTTGCTGAAGGTTTATCTTACGGTGACTATAGTTCTGCCCATATCATAGAGGCTAAAAGTGGTGTTGTTGTTGCTACTTGGCATGGTCGTATTGAACCAGATTTGTTTGGTGAAATGTTGGCTGAGTTGGGTTGGTGGTATAATACTGCGTTATTGGGTATTGAGAATAATAATCATGGTTTGACTACTCTTAAGGCTGCTCAGAAGCATGGTTATAAGAATCTTTATAAGCAGCGCCGTTTGGCGCATGTTCGTCCTGAGGCTACGGATATTTTGGGGTGGCGTACTACGGCTACTACTAAACCTTTGGCTATTGATGAGTTGTCTGCTGCTATGCGTACTGATACTGTGCAGGTTTATGACCGTTTGACTATTGCGGAGTTACGTACTTTTGTTCGGAAAGAAAACGGTAAGATGTCTGGTAGTCCGCATGATGACCGTGTCATTTCTTTGGCTATTGCTAATCAGATGTTGAAGTATGTTTGGTTGCCTGAGTATCGTCCGTCTAGTAAACCGCCTGAAAATAGTTTGTTGTGGTGGGAAAAACATATTTTTGGGGGTAGAAAAGCGGAAAAAACACCTATTGGCGCACATAATGTGCGCAGTCAGACTCCTTTTAGGTAGTTTGGGAACAAGAAAGTGTTATTAGATGACAAATTTTACTTGTGAAGAATGTTCTAGACAGTTTTATGATGAAGAATTGCCCCATCGTGGTGCAATTTGTTTCGGCTGCCACATAAAAAGTGTTCGTTTGGGTTTTACTTACGGCAAAGACAACTTTCATGGGGATACTATTGCTGAGAAGCAGCGCAAAATTGTGGCGGATGCGGCTATTAATGGAGTGCAGGCTGAGCCTGTAACTAATTGGATGTAATATGGAAGCCGTCATTGTCCCCATTGTTGTTGCTTTGATTACGGGTCCAGTGGTGGTTGTTTTAAACAAGTTACGTTCAGAAAACACTAGTCAACATGCCGAATCTAGGGATTTGTTGCAACAAGTTGCTGATAAAGTTGATACTGTTGGAACAAAATTGGATGAACATATTGGATGGCATAAAGGTAGGGACATATAATGGCTAAGAAAAATTTGAGTGATTATTTGGCTCAATCTAAACAACGTATTGAGGCTAGCCGTAAGTGGCGTAAAGATGATGGTTATGATGGTACTTGGCGGCGCATGGTTGACATGTATAAAGGTCGTCATTTTGACGACTATAAAACTGAAGACCGTATGTTGGTTAATATTTCGTTTTCCACTATTAACGTTATTTCGCCTAGTATTTCGGTAAACTATCCGAAGATTTCTGTCAATGCTGTTAATCCAGATAATGCTGCTCAGGCTGTTATTGCTGAAGCGGTAGTTAATTATTGGTGGAAACATCGTGATATTCGTTCACATTTCCGCCGTGCAGTCAAAGACATGTTAACTGTCGGACATGGTTGGATGAAAGTTGGTTACCGTTTCGTTGAAGAAGAAGACACACAAGGTGGAGACACAGAGGTTTCTGATGCTGTTGAAGGTGGCGAGTCAACACCAACTAGCATAATTTTGGAAGACAGCCCGTTTGCTGAACGGGTTTCACCTAATGACGTGTTTGTTGACCCAGATGCAACAAGTATGCACGATATTCGTTGGATTGCTCAACGTATCCGCCGACCAATCAACGATGTTAAACAAGACAAACGCTACAACAAGGCTGCTCGTGAGCAGGTTAAAGTTATGGCTGTTAGCCGTTATGCTGATGACCCGTCACGTAAAAAGATTCACGACAAAAATGCTGGATACGCAGAAATTTGGGAATTTTATGATGTAGCCAGCAACATGATGAGTATTTTCTCGGAACAGGGTGAAAACTTTTTAGTTAAACCTATAAAGATGCCGTATTCGTTTGGGCAACCGTTTGTAATGTTGCGCAACTATGACATCCCTGACCATTTCTACCCGATGGGTGATTTGGAATCTATTGAACCATTGCAAAAAGAATTGAACGAAACACGTTCACAGATGATGAATCATCGCAAAAAGTTTGCACGTAAATATCTATACAAGGAAAACGCATTTGACCAGTTGGGTCGCACAGCGTTGGAATCTGACCAAGATAACGTTATGGTTCCTGTTATTTCTGATGAAAGTTTGGGGGCTGTTGTCTCTGCTTTCCCAGCAGTTATTAACCCGCCAGAGTTCTATAATCAAACCAATCTTATTGTTGGTGACATTGACCGTATTTCTGGTGTTACAGAGTTTCAACGTGGCGGCGTATCAGAGATTCGCCGCACCGCAACCGAAACATCGTTGATGCAAGATGCAGCCAATGCTAGAACCTCAGACAAGTTGGCTACTGTTGAACAGGCTATTGCAGAAATTGGTCGCCGCATGGTGCAGTTGGCTCAACAGTATATGATTGGTGAACAGGTGGCACGTGTTATGGGCAAAGACGGGGAACCTGTTTGGGTGAACTTTGACCGTGACTATTTGCAAGGTGACTTTGATTTTGAGGTTGCTGCAGGTTCAACACAGCCAGCAAATGAGTCGTTCCGCCGCCAAATGGCATTACAAATGGTTGATGCGCTTGCACCGTTCGCTGGTGCAGGTATTGTTGACATGGGTAAACTTGCTGCCTATGTGTTGCAGATGGGTTTTGGTGTGAAGAACCCTGACGAGTTCATTAATGCTGCACCGCAACAGCAGATGGGTGCGCCCGCTGGTGGACCGCCACCGCAAAGCACACCTGAAGTTGAGGCAATGTTGGCTGCCCAACAAACAGCAGCACAACAGCAGCCACCTCTACCCGCCTAATAGGTCACCAGACACTCTAGGATGCGTTTTAACGCATCTAAACCAGCGGGGGGTATCCACCATACCCCCCGTCTAGGGAACGCCTAGAATAGTATTAGAACAACCATTACGGATTCTAGGAGAAATATGAGCGATGAAATCGCAACACAGTCAGCGGAACCAGTTGAAGGGTCACCCACATCTGATAGTGTAGTCACAGAAACACCCGATACACCTACATTGAACGTGCAGGAATACTCTAACTATAGAGTTCCAGTAAAGTTGGATGGAGAGGAATTGCAAGTCCCACTTAGTGAGGCTATTGCAGGTTATCAACGTCAAGCCGATTATACTCGGAAAACGCAAGAATTGTCTCAGCAACGTGAAAAAATAGAATTTGCTTCAACACTTCAAGCCGCTTTAGAGAATAACCCAGCAGCGACACTCAGTTTATTGTCTCAGCATTATGGTGTGCAAAATGCACCGCAGGTTGACCCGATAGATGAAGAATCTTTAACTCCAGAAGAACGTAAGATTCGTGAACTTGATAAACGTGTAGCGTCATTTGAGGAATTTCAGAATCAGCAACAAATTGAAAAAGAAATTGCGGGTTTGCAAAACAAGTATAGTG